AGTATATCCTCATGGGCATGGCAGCGTATGGTAATCCCAATAAGCACTATTGGGACATGCGCGAACTATACGAGCGAACTAATTTGCATCGTGGTTGCAAGTGGTGGATGAAAAACGAAGATCCTGATCATTATGACCTTGCTGCTTCTGCGCAGAAGATTTATGAAGAAGAATTCGATAAACTGCTCCGTCGTGCCAAGGAAATAGACCCTCTACAAAATAACCTAGTGTTATCAGGAGGTTGTGCGCTTAACTGCTCTGCGAATCATATCGCGTTGAAATACTTCAAGAATGTTTGGATCATTCCAAATCCAGGAGACGCTGGTAGTTCTCTTGGTGCTATTGCTGCAAACAACCGTAGAAAACTTAATTGGCAAGGTCCATATCTCGGTGAAAATATTGATACTGAATATCCTGTAGAAAATCTATTGACTTCTTTACAAGAAGAGGGTATAGTGGGTGTTGCTAATGGAAAAGCAGAGTTTGGTCCGAGAGCATTCGGTAACCGAAGTCTCCTCGCCGATCCAACTAGACCAGACATTAAGGACAGAGTAAATGCAATCAAGCGCAGACAAAAGTTTAGACCATTCGCACCAGTCATCCTTGAGCAACATGCAGCAGAGTATTTTGACATGCCAGTTGAAGTATCCCCTTACATGCAATTTACTGCAAGATGTAAATTTCCTACAAAGTTCCCTGCTATCATTCACGTTGATGGCACATCTCGCGTCCAAACTGTAAACGAGCAGCAGCATCCAGGATTATTTAAACTGTTGACACGATGGTATGAAGAAACAGGTTGCCCCATGTTACTTAATACTAGTCTGAACATTAAAGGGTTTCCGATGGTAAATGATGAAAAAGATGCTGCAATGTTCGAAGGAATTTACAAGGTAAAGGTCTTTTAATAATAAATATTGTTATGGGTAGAGTAGTTAATTTTCCAGATAGATTTCTATCGCATAGAAGGTATCGTATATCTTTATATACGGACTTTGAGGTAGAACTTGTTCTTGCTGCATTGAATACTTATCCAGAATGTGAAAAGAAATACAATGCAGATATATTAACTACCTTAGATCCAATTTTTGTCAGAAAAGCACTTGACTTTTCGATAGGAAACAGTATAATAAGTGATGTCGCTAAAGTTGCGATACAAAACATAATTAATAACATGGAAGAGATTCCATTTGACGAGTAATACATTATGAATATTTTTTATCTTGACAGCGATGTCACCAAGTGCGCAGAATACCATAACGACAAACATGTCGTAAAGATGATCCTCGAGTATGCCCAGTTACTATCAACTGCGCACCGTGTTCTCGACGGCAAAGAATATATCGATGCTTCCTCTGGACGAAAGATCAAACGATGGCGGTTAGAAGATACTTCTCTTGAGGGGCAACTATACAAGGCGACACACATCAATCATCCGAGTGCTGTTTGGGTTCGCCAGTCTAACAACAATTATAATTGGCTTGTATGCCTATTCCAATCCCTCTTATCTGAATACACTCACCGATATGGCAAGATCCATTCTTGTGACCGTCTAGTATATTGGTTACGTAAACCTCCTATTAATATTCCTATCGGTTATAAAACGCAACCTACTCCTGCGATGCCAGATGAATATAAAGTTCCTGACTCTATTCAGTCGTATCGTAACTATTATGTCGGTGCAAAAAAAACTATGGCAAAGTGGAAAAATCGCCCGATTCCAGAGTGGTGGAGTGTCGCAGTTTAATAAATACCTGTATGGAACAAAAAAGAACTCCCATCCCAATTTCAGATTCCGATGTCCTCGGAAAATAAAGGCGACTCCGTAGTGGAGTCGCCTTTTTCGTATCAACCCTCTAGTTAAAATAAGGACTGCAAATGTCGAGAAGAAAACAAAATAATCTACAACTCGTCGCCCCATCCGAAACTATCATTCAACAAGAGAGAAGTTCTAAGTGTAAAGTTTCATACAATGATTTGAAACAAATTTCCCCTCTAAATTTCAATCAAAGATCCTTCTTTGAAATTTATGATAAGCAAGCATCCGCAGTCCTACTACATGGTGTCGCTGGCACTGGTAAAACATTCATCGCTCTATATAAAGCATTAGAAGAAGTATTAGATAGTTCCAGCAATTTCGAACGTCTCGTTATTGTGCGCTCAGCAGTTCCTTCGCGCGAGATCGGGCATCTTCCTGGAGACGAAAAAGAAAAGACAGAAGTTTACACTATGCCATATGTTGAAATCTGTGAAGATCTTTTCAATCATATTCAACCATTTGCTCGTCTACAAGAACAAAAAATGGTTCACTTCCTTATCACATCATTCGTTCGTGGTATCACTCTAGACAACTCCATCGTAGTTGTCGATGAATGTCAGAATATGACAGATATGGAACTCAATTCTATCATGACTCGTATCGGTAAGAACTCAAAGGTCATTTTCTGCGGAGACTTCCGCCAAACTGACCTATATAAGAAGAACGATATGTCTGGGTTGCAGAAATTTATTGCAATTGCAGACATGATGCCTTCATTTAAAACTGTTGAGTTTACTGTAGACGATATCGTTCGATCAAAACTTGTAAAAGAATATATAATTGCTCGACTAGAATATGAAAGTCGTTACGCAGCATAGGAGATAAAAATGTCAACACTACTAGAAGATTTTCATGCATCACTCGGTGATGCATTTACGGGTCTGCCAATCCAACCAAAAAGTCTTGCACTACAGCGCCCATCTCAGTTACAAAATCAATTAGATGCATTAGATGCAGAAGATCCTGCTAATGCAGATTTTATTGCTCATCTAACCAGAGAAATTGACGATGCAAATGCGGTGATTGCAGCAGAAAATTATACCGAGGTTGAAGATCAGATGGCATATTATGGTTTTTATAATTTAAAATTAAAAGAATTTATTGAAGAAATGGCTTGACTTTTCTATAAAATTATAGTATAATGAATTATGTTTAAGACGATATATGACTATGAAGATTTCGCACAATCAACTACGAACGAAGATGGTAGCAGAGTTTACGTTAATGCCTCTGGTGTAGCGTATCCTTCTGCTACCACTGTTCTCGGGGTTCTATCCAGAGATGGAATCGCTGCTTGGCGAAAACGTGTTGGTGAAGAAGAAGCGAATAAGATCTCGAACAAAGCATCAACTCGTGGAACTAAGATTCACTCATTAACTGAATCATATCTTAAGAACGAAGATTTAGAAGAAGCGTATACAACTACGAAAGCATCTCTGCTTGACGTTGAGATGTTCAAGAAGTTCAAACCTGTTCTCGACTCGATTGGCGATATTCACTGCCAAGAACTTGCGCTCTATAGTGACCACCTTCGTATGGCAGGTCGCGTAGACTGTATCGCCGATTATAACCGTCTCCGAGCAGTCATCGACTTCAAGACATCTAGCAAACCTAAAAAGAAAGAACATATCAGTTCATACTTTATGCAGACTGCAGCATATGCAATCATGTATGAAGAACGAACTGGTATTCCTGTTCCGTGGTTGGTAGTTCTTATTGCAGTCGAGGGTGATGAACCTCAGGTGTTTATCGAGAAGCGAGACAACTGGGCGAAAGAATTGCTTCGAACTCGTGATTATTATGAAAATGGTTATTATTTGGCTTGACTTCTGACCAAAACTATAGTATAAATAATATATCAGTTGTTGACAGTTGACAATAAAAGCGGAAAGACGAGGGTTCGACTCCCTCCACCTCCACCAAGAGGAAATTTATGGTAATATGCAGTTGTCGTGATATACGTGACTCTCAGTATACTAATCGAGAAGAGTTAAGAGCACGTATTTTAGAAGATGATTTTTGCTGCGGCACGTGCCAAGATGAGTTTCTTGTTGATGGGGGTGACATTGGAATTCGATTTTCGTGTAATAGGAATACCGAGACTGATTGACTGGCAAAGCGCCACAAACTGTAAATGCAAACGATAACGTTGCCTTTGCTCTAGCTGCATAAGCTAGCATTGGGTTTTCGGCGGTTTCCCTCGAAACAGAATAAACCGCCAACCGTTCTAAATCAACGGTAAACAGAGACTATTGGGAGTCTTTAAACCCTAAATATAATGCACCTTTGAAAAAAAGTGCCCAGTGTAGGGAGTCACTGGTTAATCCTCTCTCCAGTTCAACAATCCAAGGAATAGAGATGCCTTCCTTTAATAAGAAGACATTGAAAATTCTTTCTTCAATTTTAGTGGTAATTGTAATATATTGTGTATCATTGAGTTATGCAAAAGAAAGAATCGAAGACACCGCAATGGAATACACTGTCGGTGGATATGAGAAAGTCGAAAGCGTAAAACGACAAAA